CACTGCCACCCGATGATTGTGAACCATCAACTAGAAAAGGGTAATTAGTTTTTATAGAACCTGTTAAGTCCTCCAGTGTTGATACAGTTAATGCACCTGACTGGTCTGTCACCCTCAATTCGCCATCAACAATAGTCAACCTCTGGCTGATCTGCTGTTGTAACAATTCTGCTCTGCCAGTGTCCTTAGTAAGTCCACTTGCTATTTTACCTGCCTCACCAATAATACGACTTCTCGTAATATCAGCGTTCATCTTCTCAATCGTTCCGCGCAAAGTGTCTGCTTCCGACTTCTGCGCCTCGAACAACTGTTTATAATCGTTCTCTGCCTTTGCCTTACTTTCGGCTTGGGCTTTTGCTTCGGCTTGTGCTTGCTCACGCTCTTGTTGCGCCCGCTTCTTCTCACCTAATAATTCATCTACCTTAGACTTCAATCCTTTAGTCTCGTTGTCTAGTTTCTCTTTTATAGCCTGATTTACCTTTTCTGACAATGTGTTTTTTACATCATCTTCCAATTCAATTCCGTCAAATATTTCGTTGCTCATGCCGTAACCTCCAGTTTGTTAGCATTTTATGGCTCTGCCATATAGTTGTTAAGGTATTGTAATTGTTAAGTTATTTATGACAATACCAAGCATAAATTTCCGTTTTCATGTAATTATAGTCCAAAATCAGGTGTTGTGCTAGGGGCTGAACCTGTTGCATCAAGTTGTGTTTCTAAGTCACGTAGCTCTGGTAAAGTAAGCGAACGTCCATTTTCATCAACGAACCTATCAACTGATAAAGTACCACGTCTAAACATCTCGCCACGTTCTATACCTAAAACTTCGTCCTGAAAGCTTGCAGGTTGCCGTCTAAGCCACTGTGGGTAATTTATGGTGTCACTTATCCTTTGTTCCTTACCATCTTCGCCTGTGGCCGTTCTATAGGCTTTACCTTTGCCGCCTTTGTTATACTTGTCATTTACAAGATATGTTATTGTTGATCTGCAATTATAGTGTGCAGGTGGCTTCGGGTTCTTATCTATATCTTTGTAAACCCTACCATCACGACTGATGCAGATATAACTTGTTAGGCTATCTAAGACGGCTACCCATTTGTAGTAACCCGACATAGGCTTTTGTTGCTTTCCCGTCTGCCTACCCTCACTACTATTCAGGCGCATTGTTGTTTGACGCGACAAAACTGCTACTCTGTTAGTTTGCGTGCGTGATAATGTTGCGGCTTGCCTACCCTGTAACAGTTTAAGCCCTGATAGTACGCCTATAACACCTGCAATCGGTAGTGCTAATGTTGCGTTGTCTTTTAGTGACTGTATGATCTGGTTTTGCTTTTTATTGTTAAACGTGTCTATGGCGGCTGATATTGTATAGTTTTGGTTTGGCTCTAGTGTCATAGTATCATTATAGACAATGCTTTCTATTTCTTCCTGTGTTGGCAAGGTAAAGTCATCAAAGTCTGTTATTGTGTTGCGTAGCACGTCATAATTCCATTTAACTTCGTACTCTGCGAACTCTAGTAGCTCTTTTATGGCACTATCGCGAAAATTATCACCTGATAAAACCATATTAAGTTCTATATCGTATAATAATCGTTGTAATCTTGCTTGTGATAGTTCTGATAGTTGATCTGTACCTAGTTGTTGCTGTACGCTTTCAATTAATGCCTTTATGTAGCGCATGGCTTCGCGCTCTCTGCCCTTTGCATAGCGTTGTATAAGTATTTGATGCCTTACAAAAGCATCTTCAAGCGATAAGTCTATGCTCATATATTTACTTGCGTTTTTTAGGCTTTACCTTGTTTGGCTTGCTTGCCTTCTTTGTTTTAGCTTTAGTTTTGTTTTTATAGGGCATAATTCCTCACCATTTAACCTTTGCTGACCAATATGCCGCGCTCATTTTACCTTTTGCTATGTTTTTAGCGTGTCTAGCCTTAAAACTAGCTCTGCGGTTCTTTGCGGCCTTGCTTTCACCCTTTTTAGGTGGTGAACCCTTAACACCTTGCTGTCCAAAGCGTATAATTTTTTCCTTGCCACCTTCACAAGCTTTAACGACGTGTGATTTGGTTGCATGGCTTGGCGTGCGTTTAGGCGTATTGCATTTCATCTTTGACTTGTCGATTTGCTTCGCCATTGTCTTACCTTATGCTAACGGATTAAGTTCGCCAAATTCTTCTTGTATATCTTCTAGGTTCCTATCAGCATCTACTAGGCCGCCTGCCTTTAGTCTGTCAAATATATCTTGGCCGCCTACTAATTGCCTATCAAGCAATGTAACAAGGCTCATAATCATTTGCGGGTCTACTGACTTGTCATAAAACTCTCTATTGATAATAAATACGCAATCATCTGTATCTACGCCCATAAATTCACCTATCCAATAGATACATGACTTTATTGCGGCTGATAAGTTGCCTACAATGTCACCGAGTACGCTATTTTCTGATGCAAAGCGTATTCTAGCCCCTTCAGCAGTCTCATTACCGCCTCTATCAGTGATTATACGCGCACCAATGGCTACCATTTGCTGTTCTTTTGCGTTCATGGCTTCCATAACAAGATTGTTGGGGTTTGCTTGCAGTAGATTAGCACTGCCAGTCTCACCTAATACATGGCCAGCGCGACTACCGATCTTAATGCCCTCTGGATTATATTCTGACCATTGCTCTTGCGTTAGGCTATGGGTAATAAACAGTGTGGGTTGCCCTGTAATAAAACAGCTTTCTTCATAGTCGGCTGAGTTTCTATAATGCGCCATATTTACATCTGCTATATCTGATAAGGGCGCGTCATCTACTGTTGGGTCGTTATTTTGGCTCCCTACAAAGGTTACGGGGATATAATTAAAGGTGCTTCCGTCTGACTTTTTAGGATAGAACATTTCGGTGTAAGGTTTGTCATCTCGGTATAATTGTTGGCTGTATCCTTGGTCATCTAGTCTTAAGACGCGATATTGTGTTTTGCTTTCATGGCTAAATTCGTCGCTATTTTCAAGATAAGGCTCCTTTACTACTACAAGGGTCAAAAGGCTACGCCCTGCGATTACGTCTGTTTTCCAGTTTATGACCGCCTCGGCTGTATAAGGCACAATAGACGCTGTTAAGTCTAATAAGCTTACATCTTCGGCTGATAGTCCTTCTTCTGTTTGTGGGTAGTCAACTAAGAGCATTGAACGGCCTGTTTCTAGTAGATTGCTCAATTCGTCTTTTGCCAGTTGTTCCAGTGATAGCCCGTCACCCGTTGCGTCATCTATAAGATATTCTAGCCCGTCGGGTAGTTCGATTATAGGTTTCTTTCTAAAGGCGGCTCCGACTAGGGCGTTCTTTGTTCGGCCTGTATAATTGGTAAAGACTGATCTGTTTAGATATTGCTTATATCTTACGCTATCAATGCCTCTTGGGTTTGTTTCTGCGTCTGGAACGGGTAGATATTGGGCTTTCTTGTCTTTTACGGCTACTGACCCTCTTACTGCGTCACGCGTTTTGACCCATACGTCACTATACAAGTCATATTCTGGATTGGTTGTTTCAACTGGCATAAGGGAACCTCTTTTTCATATGTTTAGCACATTTCGTCAATTAGTAAAAGTAAAGTCAACCTTGGCTACGGGTCGGACTATAGGGAATTCATAGGCTATAGGATATGTTGTTGCGTCGTTCTGATGGTCATGGCCGCTTGATTTGTCGGGTTCGCCGTTTTTGTAGGCTTGTTGCTCAAGGCATTGGGCGCTAACGGGGCAAGTGCTATCGTTTATTCTTACTAAGCGTTGATCTAAAGCTCTATTCATTGCCATTATGCGATCCCTTACCCTTGGATTACTTGCCTTGGCTCTTACTATGAAGCTTTCTTGTTGCAAGAGGCTTATATCAGAGATACTTGCGTTATTGGTTCGCCTTCCCTTACCCGTTGCATCTGGGTAAATATATATTCTATTTGTGGGGTAGTTAGCCTTAATCAGCTCAATCATGTTTGGGGTGTCGTACATATCGACAAATTCGTCCACCGCGTGCCATACCCCATGTCTAATGATGTAAATTGTGGCGGCTTGTTTGGTCACGTTAAAGTCGCAACCTATAAAGATTGGCTCACCCTCTCTTACTGTTTCATGGCTCCGACAAGAGCGCCTATCATAACTTGAATAGACAGTTCCGCTATTTAGGTTTACAAATTCCCCCTCAAGATAAGCGGCCAATAGATTAGCGGGGTAGGTTTCTTTGAGCCTGTCAATGTAGTCTGGCGGTAAATGCTTTTGATTGCTACGGGTGGGGGCTTTAATCATCACATAACTAGGGCTTGGGTTCTTTGCCCATTGTTCATATACAAAGCGGAACCCTTCGGGGGTTGTTCCTACTGCAACCGAATTAATCCCTTTGTCTTTCTTTTGCCTGTTGCGGGCGATTATTTGTTGCCAAGCTCGGCGGGCTTTATCGACGGGAAGTGTATCAAGTTCATCACAGAAACTATCTGAAACCTCATATCCGACGATACGAGATGGGGCGTCCATAGTCCTAAACAAGAGCCGCTTTCCGTTACAGTCAAGATAATTACCCTGAAGATTCAGCCTGTAAGGTATCCCTGCATTCTCTAATACTTCCTTAAAGCGTGGGATAGCTATATCTCTGACTAAGCCGTAGGTGGGTAGATAATATGCAAGGTTACGACCATCACCTAAAAGCTTTGATAAAGCGCGGTAAACAAGGGCTTGCGTCTTACCGCTACCAAAGCCGCCAATAAAGGCGGGGTAGGCTTCAGGGCTGTTTATGAATTCTACTTGAGGCTTACTCGCTGTTGTTCTCAGGGTTGCCAAGGGTTGCCCCTATTCGCTCAAATCTTCATCTTGATCCGCTATGACTTCAAAGCCGTTCAACTTAACATCTGCTGTTATGTTTTGTTGATCTGTTTGCTCTAAATACTGCTTCCCTAACCAAATCATAAGAGCCGTATTATTGCCAGTAGTTGCCGCTTTAAATTGCGCCCGCCTCAATGCTATTTTGCCGCCTGTCCTTTTTTGTGCGAAATACAACGGAAAACTAAGATCATATTTATCTTTAATACATCTGCTTAAAGTCTCTGAATGAATACCTAAACAAGAGGCTATTTCTATTAGCGTGCATTGTAACTCGCAAAGCTTTTCAACTGTGTTCCATTCTGTCTTTGTCAATACTTTTAAAGGCCTTCCAATCTTATTAGAATGAGGGGTTTTTTCCGTTTTGGCATTTGTTGTTTCTTTGGTCATTTCTTTAGTCTTTCTTTACTGTCTTTTAGTCTTTCATGTTCCATTAGAAATATTAGATTGACGCAAGCGTGCGCAAGATGATTTAAGCCGCTTTCTATATCTCTTTGCTTTCCTGCTTTCCATTCCCAGAGATGTCTTTGACTGGCCGCGAAATACCTTTCAAGGGGCTTTTCAAGTGTCTTATAGTTTGTATCATTATATTTTTCTGCTCCATAAGTTAAAGCCTTTACTATCTCTTGCAAGCTTTCAGCATCTAGCAAGTCAAAGCGCAATTTTTGCCCGTCATGTTTGATCACAATAAAAGCGCCCTTTTCATTCCTTTCTATAATACCATTAATCACGCATAAAAAAAGCCCCGCATAAAGCGAGGCCGTAAAGTCTTTATTTATAAAGTTAAATAGTAAATTCCGAGTGTAATTTTGAATCTATAACGGCACTGTTAAAACTCATACTTTGTTCTGAATATATATACTTCCAAATTGTTACCAGTGTGTCCTTTTGTAAGTTTGCTATTTTAATTTTAGCGCGTGCCTCCTTAACTGTTGGAAATTCCCCTAAATAATAAGTTTTCCTATCATTGGTTAATATCTCAACCTCATATGAAAATTTAGTTTTCGTTTTGTTATTGTAAGTCATTTTATTCCTCTAATTCTTTAAATAGATTATCTATTTCTTTTGTCTTATTTGTTTAACTTGTTTTTAATAAAGCCCATTCAGTTCGATAACAATATTTGTTGTCAAATATATCAGCCATTAACGCATTAGATTTGCGCCAAAGTTGGTATAGTATTTCAAATGTTTCAGCGTGTTTTTTGTGTACCTTTTCCAAACCAATACACAATATTGTCAGCGTTTCATGCCATATTCTTTGTGTTTCGATATAAGCTTGCACGTTGGGCATTTGATCGCGATTAATAGTTAAAATTTTTGCTTCATTTGACATTCCATATGCTGATAAATCACCTCTAACAGCAAATATTTGATATGTCTTACTAAAATAAAGCCCACGCTGATAAACATGAAATGCTCTTTCCATTTCATCTATTGCGCCATTCAATATAGTTTTTATTTCTACATTATTTAACATTTTATTACCCTAATCCTACTCTTTCCATATCGCGTTTATAGACATAATCATTAGCCGCTTGCCATAATGCATAGAGCTTGCAAGTGTCTATATTTTCAAATTTTTTTGGCTCATCTTCTAATCCGTCAAAATAGATATACTCGCAATTCTTTTGCATAGTTTCATTAAAATTATCGTTACAAATCCATTCTATATCATATTGACTTAGCATATACTGCAACGCACCAACACAACCTGAAGTACAATCATTAATATCACTATCAAATTTTTTACGCTCATCATCTGACCAGCTAGGCAAAGCGCCCTTGATGGCGTTGTCATAAGTAACCAGATCAAAGCTTTCAAAGTTAACCTCCATAATAAATTTTATCATACTCTTGCCCCGCCTAATTTTAATCCAGTATTAAATGCTATAAATTGGTTTTTGCTTTTAAGTTCAGCCCTCAAGCAATCAATACAAGCGGCGGCGTTTTCATAATCTTGCGCGGTTTGTTCTTGGCCGCTTGCGCGGTAATCTTGCGCGATCTCTCTAAAAGTATTGGTATTTATTAAGTTTGAATTATACATTGTTTTGTCTTTCTGTGTTTGTTAATATGTTTACTATAAAGCATGGGTTGCATATTGCAACTGTTATTTTCAATAATTATTAAAATAATGTGTTGTATTGTTGGCTACGATTTTGTGCATATCCATACCAAAATCGCGACCTAATTTTTCATAGTCTATATAGTAACTAAGACTTTCGGGTATA